CCGAATGATGTACCAGTTCCTGTGACAACTCTAGTTGCATAGTTGAGACTTACTGTACCAGCTGATCCAACATTGTCGTTATTACCCCAAAGTGCCATGTCTTTGTCCTATAAAAGAATACTTTGCTTCAAATATTTATAAAAATAGGAGACCCATAAGGTCTCCTGTTCATCACTCTTCTCTTGCTTTGATTGCTTTGGAAACAACCTCTAACAGTTGATCATCCATATCTGTTTTGGTCAACTTAACCGCTTTAGAAAGGATAACAAGACAGATCTCAACCATCTTCTCACCCAGTTCTTCATTTTCTGGGATTTTGGCAACTGCATCTTTAATAATCTTTGATGCTAATGGGAGTAGGAATGAAAGCATGATAAACCTCAATACAGGAGTATAATGTATATATGATCAATTATCACTCAACACCATATCTACGATCAGATTTGCTGGTGTCCATATTATCCTTTGCCATCTTAGTGGCAGTAGCATACATTACAGACTTAGCATCCTTACCATATCTATCCTTGAAGCTGCTAAACTTCTTCTTCATACCTTTAACAATTCTTTCCTTCTCACCCTTCTCTGCTCTGTCAAGAACTTTCTCATCAATCTGCTCAACTTCTTCCATATGACCTGTAGGAAGTTTGCCTTGCTTCATCATCTGAAGTCTCTGGCGATCAAGCATCTGTTGCTTCTTCAGCATTTGTGTTTGATGCTGAAGTTGCTTTTTCTTCATATCATCATTTTCAGATTCTTCATTATAATTGTCACGTGCCTTCTCATCTGCCATCTTAGAGAATCTCTCATTCTCTTTCTGTCTGGAGATGGCAGAAACAATCTTTGCTGACTTGTTTTGAGCATCCTCTTTCTTTTTGCCTTTTGAAGACAAAGAAGTACGTGCCAGGTTTCCAGCACGACGATACATTGCTGTTTCCTTCTTCTTGTCTATCTCTTTATAACCTTCTTCAATTTCAACTACTTCAAGAATAGTGCCACCAATCTCATCAAATGCTTCCTGCATTGTAGGATTGATTACAATTTTATTATTGACTTTCTTTTCTTTGATAGTCTTTTCCATTTCCTTATCAGTCTTTGCCCCTGATGAAGGAACATCAACTACTTCACGAAGTTCAAGTTCATCTCTCCAAGAAGAATATCTTTCAGACAAACCAAGTTTTTGCTTGACTAACTGACGTTCAGATGAACTGATACCAGACTGAGATCCCATATAATCATTAAAAGCCTTGAAAAGATTACCACCTTCCTTTCTTGCTTTATATCTGATTGCTTTGGTCATCTGAGTGACCCTACTTTTCACCTCTTCTGGTGTATTTTCTTGTTCAGAGATCATGACACTAGATTACTTTTTTTTCTTATATTTATTTATGAATTCCCTACCATATCCTTTGTATGGTTTGGCACCAGGTTGAAGGTTAGTATCATCACCTTCCTCAAATCCAGGTGTAATAGCAGCAGCATTTTTAAAATAACCTGCTGTTCCAACCAATGTATTTGGTTTACCAGGAGCTCTATTCTTTCTATTCATCTTAACTTCACTATATTCACGCAGATCTCTAATCCAAGACTTGAACATGATATTGTCTTCAGTTACACAGATAAGATAGTTAGTCCCTCTTCTGATAACTTTACCAATCAAACCTGTATTGAGATTCTCAACTAGTTGATCAACCTTAAAGATCTTTCCAGTCACATAATTCTCTCTCAGGTTCTTCCAATCAAACTTTGGAGCAATCTCCCACAGATTCCAACTTTCTTTAGTAGTAACTTTCATCTTCTTACGAAGATTATTCATCATCTGCTTAGCAGTTTTATCATCAATATTATTAGGGATACCTTGTCTGAATGACTTGAAATCATTATCTGCTGCTGCTTTTCTCATCTTGGAAGCAGACATTCCCTCTACACCCTCAGAGTCGGGGTCTCTTTCTCCAGCAGATACAGTCTCCACACCAGAAAAATCATAGAGTTGACCATTATAATCTCCTGAGAGTTTTTCAAATTCCTTAACTCTGTCACCACCAACCACAATTTTAACACTTGAATATCCATCTTGGTGTGCCTGCTTCAGAACGTCAAAAATGGTCTTGGCATTAGGATCATTAACAATGTTCTCTGCATGATCAGGGAACATTTGCTGCATCACACCCACCTTTTCATCAGCATCATAAGGATTCTTTTTAGCATCCTGTGATCTTGAGGGATAAATTCTGAGAGATCCTTTACCTGCTGCTTTCTTAGCAGCATCTAAAAGTTTTTTATGTCCTACTGTTGGGGGATTAAACCTACCAAAGGTTACAGTCAGAGGTCCAAGATCCTCTTTAGGAGACCCATCTGCTCTCGTAGGTTGAGGCATTCTCCTTGGAGTTCCATCTGCAAATGCTCCAAACTGTCCCTGTTGTTGGAGTTGTTGTTCAGGTTCTTTTGTTGATTGTTGAGTTGCTGTGTCATCAGTCTGCTGTTTTTCTTTCTTTGACAGCATCTCAAGTCTACCGCCCTTGGTTACAGCAACTCTAGCACCATCCTTATCGTACCAGTTACCATGACCGTCACCAGTCAGATTAAGGCGTGCTGCCTGATCTGATGCCTGAGATGTTCTTGCTTCTCTAAGGAAACTAAAAAATGATTTCATCAGTTATAACTTTTCCTCATACAATATTTATGAGTCTGCCAAACTGAACACATCATTATCAGTTTCAGGAGCAAGACCAGTTTCATCACTGAACTTCTTCAGATCACTCTTGGATGGTTCAGCAATCCTCTTCCTTGCCATGTCATGATACTCATCAGAGAGATCAAAACCAATATAGTCATGACCCAACAGTTTAGCAGCAAGACCAGTAGTTCCAGATCCACTGTAAGGATCAAGAACAACACCAGGACCCTGCATCACTGCTTGAATACACCTAGTAGGCAGTTGAATAGGATAGGGAGCAGGGTGAGGATTCTTCATCTCAGGACCAAACTTCCAGACACTAGTCCACTCAGCACAACGCCTTGGGAGACGTGGATGCTTTATTCCCTTACACAACCAATAGATTCTTTCATCAGTTTGGATGAATCTGTAACCAGAAATCTCAGGACCACTTCCACGATTCCAGATAATCTCTTCCCTGATATTCCACTTGGTTTTAGTCAACCATTCCCAAGGTGAAATAGCATCACCCTTGAAGTACCTAACTTTGTGATTGTAGAACAGCGATCCACCCTCTTTGGTTTTATCAAATAGAGTATTCAGCAATTCAATTTGTTGCTCCTGGTACTCATCCTCAGGCAGAGTATCATCAAAAGCAGCATATTCAATTTTACGAAACAAACCACCACCTACACCACACTTGTTGTAGGGAGGGGAGGTGACAGTACAGTCAATAGAATTATCTTCAAGACCCTTTGCCAACTCAATACAGTTACCAGTTCTCAGGTCAATCATAACTATGCGCTTATATGGGAATACTATAGCAGATTATTGATCAGTTGTCAACCTACTGAACTTTTATAAAGGGTCCAGACAAATCATCTTGGTTGATATTCATCTTAGATGATAAGAAATAAGCGTGTGAGATAAGTTCACCAAGTTTTTTCTTTTTATCAGCTTCATAGAACATCTTAATGTATCTTAAATGTCTCAACTTTGCTCTCATTTTTTGATCAAAGTTCTTACCACCTGGTTTCCCTTTGTCCATCAGTGCTATCAGTTTAATAAACTCATCTGGTTGAACCTTTTTACCTCCAATTGTGAAATTGCCAAGATTGATAGGAACATTTTTTCTCTTCCCTGAAATTATACTATCAATATAATTCTGCCAATATTTTATTTCACTGGCATTTAACTGCCTATTCATAGGAATATTATGATTAAGATCTTCCCCAGTATATTTTTTGACCAATTCTTCCATCTTTGGACCAGGGATAGAACCATTTCTAGCAGTTGCTGTTGTATATTTTCCCTTATTGTTTAAAACCAAGTCTCTTGGTTCAGTTGCGTCTGCTGTTTTACTTGAACCTTTGCTTTCCCAAGAATACTTTTTAGCATAAGCTCCTGCTTCAAACCTAGCAGCAAATCTTAATGAGTTTCCACCAAAATCAGTATCCCCTCCCCTGGTAGTAACATCCATAACTGTCTTTAGAGGAGTTTCAATATCACCATCCCTCACTTCTAGTCCATCAGGACCCATTTTTAAATTAGTCTCATATATTTTTACATCAGCACCTCTTGTTTTTTGTTTAAGAGAAATAGGTATCATCTTCTTCTCTTTCAACATCTGAGACATCATAGCATTAATAGTTCCAACATATATTGCTGGATCTAAATTATCAAATTCTTTTTTTAAAGAGTCTACAAGTTTTTTTATCTTTGCGTCATCTGCTTTCTTTGTCATATAGACATCAGCAGTATTCCAAGAATCTTTCTTGTTTGTAAATATCTTTTTCTGCTCTTTAGAAAAACTATCCCAAATATAGTTTATTACATCAGTTGTTGCTGAAGCAGGGATAGTTTTAGTTCTTCCATCATAATGAGCATATAACCAACTACCATCTCTTGTTCCTGGTCTGTGACCAAGATATTCCATAACAGCATCAGTTCCAGCAAGAATGCCTTCACGCCATTCTGATGACATATTTGGATACTCAGCATCCATTGCCTCTGTCATTTCAAGACTGGCACCTGGTGTGGTTGATTGGCCATTACTAATTGCTTGATAATATGAGGCTATAGTGGCTGCTTCAAATTTTGCTGTATCAGCCATTGGTCACCTCAGATCTTTTCAATCAGTGCCTCAATCTCTTGCTCAGAAAACTTACCAGTTGCTTCCAACTCTTCTTTGACTTTCTTCTTATCCTTTAGAGCCTTCTTCATTGACTCTTCCTCGTTTCCATCACCATCAAAGTCAAGATAGTCAGGCTTTGCTTTCTTGCCTTCAGTTACTTCATTTTCCTTTTGGCTATGAAGTTCAACCATTTGGAGAAGACCCTTCTTCACACCAGAAACATCTTCTGCTACCAGAGCACCATGATGTCTCTTGATTCTCTTCTCTTGATTGAATCTAGCAGACCAAGTTTCCTGAAGTCTCTTGGAATTTCTGTATTGAGCAAATGCTTCAAGTTGATTTGCTTTTGATTGGATGCGATTGAATGTCTCAGCAAATGCATCAAACAGTCTGGAGAGTTTAGCATTTCTTCCAGCATTGTCACCTTCCGAAAGAATCTCCGAAAGGATATCAGCTGCTTCTTGAATTTTATATCCTTTAGAAAAGAGTTCTTCACAAATTTCTTCAGCAATTTCACGAAGATCATTATCAGTAAGAGAAGCAGTGTTCATCTCACTGATTAGATCTCTTTGAGAATAAAATTCTTCTTTTGCTTCTGTATTATGGACAGCACTATATGCTTCCAAGAAGTTACGCATTGATGAAGACATTTTTTCGCAATTACTATTTCCTTTCTTTATTTATATTCTTCAAATATTCTCTTTCCTCTTGATATAAAGAGGAGGGATTAAGATATATCTCAATCCCCTGTTGAATGTCTGGCAACAACCATTCATGAACTGGGAGACAGTATTCCCAGTTCACTGGTTTGATACAGTTGATAACTACAACTGACCAAAATGCTGTCAGATAATTAAATAGAGTCAGCATTATCTTGCTTTTTATTAAATCCAAATGGATTTGGACCCTCTTCCAATTTCATTTTCAGAGCGACGCCACCAACAGCTTCCATAACCTTTAGAATGTCCTCAGGTTTTGCTCCTTCACCAAGTTCTTTGGCAACATACCAATACTTTGGCCAAAAGGTTTCACCTGCCTTTTGATAATCTTCAAGAGTCAGTATTTTCATTTTCTAATACCTGGGTAATAGCATCATCAAGGTCAGTAATTACTTCACGAATTTCAAAAACACGATCAGGAACATATTCAGTTCCATATCCTTTCTGAGATTCAAACAGGACCTGACGAACTGCTGCTGCAGCACGAACAGGCATATCAATAGTTACTTTTTTCACAGGTCTCCCTCCTTACGATTTTCAGAATAATAAGCATTAAATGTTCCTTCAGGATATCTTGCACTGAGTTTCTCAATGTTCATATCAAGAATCTCATCAAAGTTGGTATCCAATGCCATGAATGCTTGTGCCAAATACCAGCAGATATCACCCAACTCACGCTTCATGTGGAAGACATTCTCTTCAGTGTAGGGTTTGCCCTGCAGGAAGATCTTTTTAACCACTTCAGTGAACTCACCTGCTTCAGCAGTCAGTCCAAGAGAAGCAGTCAGCAGTTGACTTACATTAGTCCCATTTGCTTCCAGTTCAGCAAGACGTGCTGCTAAGACTGGATAATCAAGACTAGCAGCACTAGTGGTTTGTTTTACAAAGTCAATGTAGTTGTTCATAGATTTAATGGTTGTTGTTGTGATTCAGGTAGAATTTTTTGTTCAGATAGTTGTGGATCAGGATCCATAACTGTGTGTTGGACATTTACAGTTTCTGGTATAGGTGGATAAACTTTAACATATGTGTAATCATATGCCCAATACATTTCACATATCCTTTGTGCATCTTCTTCAGATCCACAATGGCAGTGTCTTTCTCCTCTAGTATCTCTGACCTCAAAATAATGGGGAGGTTCACTAGCAACTAATTGTGATTGTAACTTTTTAGTTGTTAGTCCCATTAGAATTTAAATCCATCAAATGATTTCTTTGGTTTTTCCTCATAACTATACTCTTCTTCCTTCTTGCTGTCAAGCAAGTCATCTTGAGCAGATTGCTCGCAGTCATATAGTCGCATCTTTGCCCTGTCAATGCCCACAACAAATCTCTTGTAGATTGTAGGGTCATTATATCTGTTCTTTAGTTGCTTCACAAGTATCTGTCCGAGCCCTTCCAGGTCATCAGTAGAAATAAGGGCAAACATAAGATCAGCAGTAGCAGGCAAACCAAAGGATTCAGAAGTATCAGTAAGTTCAACATCACTGCTACCAAAACCAGAGCGAGTGGTCTGCGTGGCAGAAACGATAGGGACGTTTGCCTCAACAGCCAATCCTCGAAGCTCTTCAGCAATTGCTTTGATATAGCTATATGAATTGACATTGCCCATCTTGCTATACCTGCTGGAAGCACATATATTAAGGTAATCAATGAAAATAATATCAGGTCTAAATGATTTCTTAAGAGCAAGCTCATTGAGTAATCCCTTAAAGTGACCACAATGTGCTGAAGCAGTAGGATACTCTTTAATAATCAGAGTTCCTTGAGTCTTCTTAGCAAGATTATTTACCTTAGTTTCAAACATCTGCTTGGGCAATCCAGCAATGTCTTGAATATTGACATTCAAAAGATTAGCATCAATTCTCTCCGCAATTCTTTCTTCAGCCATTTCAAGCGTGATGTATAGTACGTTCTTGCCTTGGAGTAGCACACTGCTTGCGACATGACACATAAACAGAGACTTACCAACACCAGTGCCAGCGAGAGCAATATTGAGTGTTTTGTTTGGAAGGCCACCCTTTGTAATCTTGTTAAAGTATTCCAGGTCGAACTCGATCCGTTCTTCCTTTTTATTGTATAATTCGTACCTTTCAACATAGTCCTGAAGGTAATCATGTCCTACATGGTTATCAAAAGAAACTGCAAGAGCATCAGAAAGGATTGATGGGATGGCGTCAGGAGTTTTCTTCTCATTACCACCATCAGCGATTTGAATAGACTCCATCAGTGCCAAATAAATGGCACGATCACGACACCACTTCTCAGTGGTGTTCATCAACCATTCTATTTCTGCAGGTTCACTATCAAGGTGTTTGATCAGATGAGAAATTTCTTTGAAGGAAGTTTCATTGATATCCTTTCTTTTCTCTACCTCAATATTGAGAACTTCTTTTGTTGGCATCTCATTGTACTGAGATACAAAACTATGTATCTCTTCATAGAGAACTTTTTGATTAAAATCCTGAAAATATTCAGATTTGATAAAAGGAATTACTTTCCTCAGATATTCTTCATTATGTAAAAGGTTCTTGAGAACAAGAAACTCAACTCTATCCATAACTAAATTCCTTCTTAGCGATCTGATCTAACTGTTCCATTACTTCTGGGGTAAAGTAAACTTCTGGTTCTTTGAGAATTTGCTTGGCATAGATTTTTTTGCCATCAATCTCGTACCTTCCTGCGACATTCTTCCAGAGACCGCCCAGTTCACCGAGTTCAAGAAGACCATAATAACGATCAAGACCACGCTCGTCATAGTAAAGACGTACTGTAACATCTTTGTTCTCCTTACTCAAACGCGACTTAGCAGTCTTAGCTTTGATAAGATTGCCGACAATTTCTGTTCCATCCTTTTCTTTTTTCTTGCTGAGATAAATGATTGTAGACGCTGCGTACTTGAGTCCGCTGCCTCCCCCCATTTCTTTAGTTGGTACGTAAGCGCCGATAACATCGTAGGTGTGGTTGGTAACGATCATTGGAATTTTTGCTTGACCCAACTTGAGAGTAAGCATTCTGAATGCTCCTTTGACCAATTGTGATTTGGTCATGTCACGAACTTGTTTGTCGTTCAGTGCATCAGTAATTTCTTTCTCAGTGGAAAGCATACCCAAAGAGTCTAGCACAAACATACAAGGTTTGCGATCTTCTGGAGACTTCTTAAGGTATATATCTACTGCTTTGAGAGCTTTGCCACGAAACTCTTCAATTGTTACAACATTAACAACAACTAACCTGTTGAGGTCAATACCCCTAGACTCAAGTAGGGATTTATTAACAGCTGCCTCAGTATCAAAGTAGAGACAATAACCATCGGGGTTAGAATCAAGAAAATTCTTAACCACAGCGAGAGAGAAGAAAGTCTTTCCAGTAGAAGACTCTCCAGCAATAGCAGTAATCTTATCCCCAGATACACCACCAAATACACTACCTGAAACCAGTGCATTAAAAATGTACGAACCTGTGTCCACATAAGTTTCAGTTTCATCTATGTCTGATGCGAGTTTGGTATAGTCATCACCAATCTCTTTTACAATGTCTTTAAGGAAATCCATTAGCCAAAAAATAACTCTAGGTTTACAACTTTTTCTACATTCCAACCAATAGCATCAAGAATCACCTTAACAGGTTCCAAGAAAGCTTTGTCAAATTGTAGGTCATAGTCAATGTACTTGTCAACACCAAGTTCAAAAGGGAAATCAGATATAAAGGAAATAACATTCTCTCTGATAGGGTTTGCCTTTTTGAGATAGACGAACTTGATTTTCTCTCCATTATTGATAGAAGAATACTTATTAGTCAGGTTCTTCTCTTTGATGTAATGATTATATAGAAGAGCTCCCCGCACATGAATAGGGCATCCCTTTCCATAAATTGTGGAATGTGACCTGTGCTTTAAGACATCAGATACTGTTCTGGGGAAAGCAATCTCCTCTGGTTTCATTCTTCGGAACTTTGCTCTGGCATCATCAATAAAATCAATCACATCCTCTTCTGTGCCCTCCATCATCAGTTTGAGAGCATCCTTAATCATCTTCCTACAGGGAGCAGGTGTAGAGGATTTAACTGCCTCAATACCCATAATCTTCAGTTTGGGTTCATCATACCTAACACCCTCACTATCCCACACATTGAGAATGTATCTCTTCTTAGCAGTCCAGATTCCACGATCAGCAATGTTCTCTCGCTTCATCTGCATCTTCTGATCATATGCATTCACATACGTCGCAAGATCTTGATAAGAGGATTCGATGAACGGTTCCAACTTGTCTTGACAGATCTTGTCAAGTATCTCCACAAGCTTAGCCTTGTTGCCGAGATGATTACTAAAAAATTTATCAACAAGAGGTCCAAAATTAATATAGATTGAGTCAGTGTCTGATGCGATGACATAATCTACATCTTCTGTTTTTAACAGAGTATTTAGATACTTGTTCATCCTATTCTCAATCCAACGGATGGAAGTTTGCCCAGAAAGGGTGATTGCTTCAGCATTTGCTAACTTATAGTACCTAAAATATTGATTACCAATAGCACCATAAGCAGAGTTCAGAGCAATCTTTCTTGCCATCTGAAAGTTATTATACTTGGAAATATCATTGATAGTTTGTTGATGCAGTTTTGCCAACTCCTTATCAGATAGACCAGCATAGGGGTTATCATCAGACGCAATAATCTCCTGTTCTGGTCCTTCTTCTGCGCCGCCAATTAGATATCCCATTACTTCTTCCTCCTGCGCTTGATTTCATTCTCAATATCAACCAATGCCTGCTTTGATTGTAGCATCTTCTTTTTGAAGACTGTCCTCTCAGCATACATTTTCTCCATCAGTTCAGGTAAGAACCCCTTCACATCCTTCCTATACATTGCTCCATTGGCACAGACTGCATAGTCCTTGTACATCTCAAAGGTAACAGATTCATCTAGAATCTTATTTACTGTGACTGATGGGTGCCTCTCTTCTACCAGGGTTTCTGGTGAGATGTTGTACTGCATCATAAGGTGTGGATACAGAGAGTTAAGGTCAAAGGATGCCACCCAATCATAAACACCAGGTGTGGGTTCTTTCACATAAGCACCAGCAAACTTGTCACTCTTATCACTCCTATCTTTTTGAGGAATCACAATGTTTCTCCTCTTCAGATAATTGTAAATGATAGTGTCCCACATCCTCACCTGATACATCACATCCACATAGTTTACCTTGGCATCATATGCCATGGTAATAGCAAGTTCAATCAGTTTGAGTTTCTCTTCCAACCTGTCAACCAGTTCCACGTCAATAATGTTGTAGTCAACAAACTTCTTCCAGTTACCTCTGTAGAAGTCTCTGAAGGTTTCAAACTCACTGTGATCCAACTTCTTCTGACCCAGTTCAGTCTCAGCAATAAAGTCCAGTCTATATGACTCACGATTCACATAGGTGAACTTTTTGTATAGATCAAGATAATCCAGTGTAGTGAGTCCAACAATGTCAAACACATTAAACTCTCTTCCTGTAATAGTAATTTGTTCCTGGTTGACCAGTCCCCAAGGTGAGAGTTGCTTCATCTTCTTCTCACCCATAATCCTGCTGATCCTTCCACAAAGATATGGAATATCATACAGTCTCACATTCCAACCTGTAACCACATCAGGAGTATTGTTAGACCACCAGTAGAGAAAAGCATTGAGCATCTCTACCTCATCGCTGTAGTGGTGATAGGTTACATTCTTCTGTGTAGGCACATATGGATGCCTACCCCAAGTTGTGATTTGCTTGGTGCTGTAGTCCTGAATAGAGATGGTCAGCATCTCCTCAGAGCAGGACTCAGGATCAGGGAATCCCCCCTCTGCCTGAACCTCAATGTCCATAGTGACCAAGTTGATCTTTTTGATGTCAAACTTGATCTCTTCTTCTGGATACTTATCAGAAATGTATTGGTAGATATATCTTTCATTCCCATAAATTGGAAATCCATCTACATCATCATACTTCTTATAGAACTCCCTACAGTCCCTAACTGTCCCAGGTTGAATGGGTTCTACACTTTCACCATCAAGTGTTTTCCACTTGCTCTCTTTCTTTGATTTCACATAGAGAGTTGGTTGGTATTCTTCTTTGATAGTAAAACTTCTACCATTTTCAAAACCACGAACCAGGAAGTTGTTTCCAACCACCTGGACATTAGTGTAGAACCTCATTCCTTCACCAGACTCTCATACTTACTCTTCAGTTTACTATTAGGGTCAGCAATAGTCAAGATCTTGTCAGAGTGAATCATAAAAGTATTTTGAGTGGTAAAATCAAGCAACCAAGGACTCAATTCCAAAGAAGATTGATTAAGAACAAATGGTTCAACCAACCTACAATCAGGTTCTCCAAGTTCTGTAGAAACTTCTTCAATCTGGGTAAGAAGAATCTGATTGTTTGTCATAACAATCAACTTAAGATTTTTCATTCTCCTCTTCCTTTTCTTTATTTTTACGCATTTCATCGTGGAGACGATTGAGAGCCTTAATTGATTCAGAAGTTTCTTCCCACTCCCAGGTGTCACCAGATTTAGTCACATATTGTCTAGTTGCCATAATACCTATAACATACCATATTAATTATACCACGAAAAAAAGGGGGTGTCCACTGGATTTTGCCAGTGGAACCCCTGCGCCGACGATATTCAATTGTATTTAGAGATAATCTTTACGAGCATGGTGCTCTGGAACTACCTTTCCAAGTTTGACTGTGAGGAGTCCATCTTCAAATGTGACTTCCCTGACTTCTGTGTCGTCGGATAAAGTCCACTCTCTTTGAAAACTTCTTTGAGCCAATCCCTTGTGGATAAACGTCTTGTCCTCCGATTCGGATTTCTGTCCGGTGACATAAAGTTTTCCATACTCCGTGAAGACATTGACCTCCTCCTTTTTGAATCCTGCCAATGCAATCTCTAGAAGAGACTCCACATTATTTAATTGAATAAGGTTGTAGGGTGGATAATTTGTTACAGAATGATTCAGCACCCTATCAAAATAATCATCTAATCCAATACTGTTCTTTGTAATCTTATCCATCAAAGTGGGAAGATCAGCGACAGTATACCTTGAAAGGTTAGTCATTATGGTAGCTCCTTTAAAAGCGAGTTTGTGTTGTGTGGACCCTTACGGCATCCAATACTAATTATACAAGAATACAAAAAAAGAGGTAGGGTAAAAACCCAACCTCTTTATAGGGTGTTCCGACTTGTAGAGTGCCGCACGAATGGCACACACTATTTATTCAGTAGGTTCAGTTTTTCCCTTCTTACCAATATTATACTTTTGCTCCAAAGTCCAGTCATTCTTTTCTTTGTAAGGAAGAACCTTGATTTGATTTAGAGGAGCAATGTCCAGAATAGTGTCTTCCTTTACAACACTAATCAGACCCCAATCAACCAACAGTCTGGTAATACGATTTCTTCTTTGAACATCATTGACAGTCAGATTAGCATACTTGCCATCAAGAGCAAACAACTCTTTGAAATGGACAATATAGTATTTACCCTGCTTATGTAGAATATGGCAGGATTGATATAGCTTCTTTTCTTTACGTGATGCCACACCAATTCTAGTCAGGGTTTCACGTACTTTCAAGAAGTCATCAGGTTCATTCAATTTGATCTCAATCATTTTATCTTGAGACCAACTAACCTGAGGTTCAACAGTTTGTGTCATTTTGTACCACCAGTATCAAGTCGTTGTTTGATGAATTCGATTTGCTCATTTGATAAAACTTTCAGAGCCTGAGATGCTTTTTCATTACTATAGCCATAGTATTGTTTTACACAATCTAAGTCTGTGACTTTATCTTTGCGAATCCAGGGAGAGAATCTCTTCCTTTTTCTCAAGATATTTATATAAAACTGATATTGCATATCTTTATCTAGAAAATGATACTTGTTCATCTCATTAGCAAAAAGAATACAGTCAAGATGTCCAGACAAACATCTATTCACAATGTAAGCAGGATATTCTTTTGCAAGATGAGGTTCATCTTCTAAAATATTTACTTTGCTGAAGTTAATTGAATTCAGCCAGTCTTTCAATTCCATAATTAAAATACAGCAGTCACACTAATAACTTGTGCTCCAGGATTACGTGCCAGAGCAACTTTTCTGGCATCCTGATAATCAGTGGCAATCACTTCTTCCTTGAAGACAGTTCCTGCCTTATACAATGTTACTTGGCATTTCATAATTAAACAACAGTAACTCTTTTCTTTGCTTTTGCTCTCTCATATACTCACCCACTGATCTAAGAGTATAGGTAAGATCAAACTCAGCAGCACTCCAATTTTTGAATCTATCCCTTACCAGTTGATCAGAGTTGTAACTGACTAACTGATCAAAATCGCAAGCAGAGCAGTCAGCAGCAAACCTATCGTGATCAAATCCTTTGTGCATTGACCCTTTACGCCCATAGAGGTTATCCTTAA